AATATCACCTCCGTTCTGTAATACATATTATAGCACTGGGAGGTGAAGGAAGGAGGGGAAGAAGATGATGCTTGATGCAAAACAAAAAGAAACCGTCGAGCAGATAGTAAAAATGCTGGACGGTTACAGAGCAGAAGAAATACAAAAGATTTTATATTGGGTTAATACATGTTGCGATTCTGGCTACGTTCTTCGCGCAGAAGCCGAAGCAGTGCAAGAACGTTTTCGTCAGTGCGAATAATCCTGCATTGTCTGTAGTCAACATCATAGAATACGCAGTCAAGGCAAGGCGGCTGCATAACGTTGGTGTTTTTCAAGCAATAAGGGCATAAGCGTTTAGCTCTAATATCCATAATATCACCTCCGTTCTGTAATACCTATTATAGCACGGAGCAAGGAAAAGGAAGTAAAAGCCATGATGATGATGAAAACCAAAAAGGTAAAACTGTACGGCGAGAAGCTGCGCAAACTGAATACAGCTATCCATGAGCGTGACGGCAACTGCTGCATCATCTGCGGCAGATACGTGGACCCGGGAGAAAAATTTCACCATGAGCCCTGCGGCGCACTGAAGAGTGATGAAATCTCCCAGGGCGTAACCTTGTGCTACGACTGCCATCAGGAACGTCACTGCGGCGCTGGCAGCAGAGTTGTAAAGGAACAAATCAAAGAATACCTGCAAGGGTTATATGGAGATGCATGAATATGAACAGACTTGAAGATTATGACTGCATCACGGAAAACGAGAAGGCAGTCAAGGATATGGACTGGTGGGCAGGCCCGTTTGGAAAGATGGCGCTGGAGATTGCCAAAGAACGTGGTCTGCTGGAAGAGGAGGAAGGCAAATGTGCAAAGCAAAGCGCATGACGTGCGCCGAACTGGAAGATAAGATTATTGACCATGCGAAGCGCTGTAAAAAATACAAGCCTAACGCAGAAATCAGAGAGCATGAAGCCAGCATGAAATACGAGCGCCTGATGCGTGAACGCCGGGCACAGCTGGCACGTGAAGCTGATGAAAGAATGAAGGCCAGCACTGCCTATGCACTGCGCTTCATCTTTAAGGAGAGATATAAAAATGGCCAATGAAAAAACTATTGTCTGGTATCGTCCAGGTAAACCGGTAAAGGCTGTGCGCGTTGAGCTTACTTTGGCCAATATGCAGAAGCTGGTGGGTGGCAAGATACAGATCGTACCGCTGGAAGCCAAAGGCAGCAGCCCTGAATATACGCTGATATGCAACGAAGACGGCAAGAACAAATATCACAATGACGCTTTGTTCCCTCTGCTGAACAATAATGGCAATATCGTAGACGTTATATTTGGCCCCTGCTTTATCGCTGGTAAGCTGATGACTGATGAGGACGGCGAAGAAACATTTATCGACTTGCTGCGTGAAGACTATCTGAGAATAGTCCGCCGCTTTGGGAAAGGAGCTGTGAAGAATGAGAAGAAGGAAACTGCGGAAACTGAGGCTGCTGACCTTAGGCAGCTTACTGCTTGCCGTAATATGCTTGCTAGACTACGGGCCCGCAAGAATGGTAAGTGCAGCTTATCAGATGGTTAAAGGACCGGAAGTCACTGAGATTGTTGTACCTTACCATGTATTGGAAGAAGGAGACACTTTGGAAGGAATCTGCTGCAGATTAAAAGATGAATACGGCGATAAGCGCGACTGGCGCGAAATTGCTTTTTATGTCTGCAAGGATAACAACAAGAAAGACGGCTGGGTATACCTCGGGGAAAAAATCAATGTGCGCCTGCATGTTCCGGTCGAAACAAAATAAAAAAGCCGCCTGCAAAAAGCGCAGACGGCATGGGGATGTATGAAGTTACCAGCATCCATACATCCCTATTTTAGCATATAAGAGTGATGAGAACAAGGAGGAAGAAAAATGTCTGTAGTAAACATGCCTATTGAGTACCTTGTGCCGCATCCTCAGAACCCAAGAAAAGACTTGGGCAATCTGGAGGAGCTGACAGCAAGCATTAAAGAGAATGGCATCTACCAGAACCTTACCGTAATCCCGGTCAACGAAGCTGTACCGGGTGAAGAACCTAAGTATATGGTGGTTATTGGCCACCGTCGCCTGGAAGCTGCGAAACGCGCCGGGCTGCAGGAAGTGCCGTGCGCTATCGTAAGAGGCATGTCGGAAACGCGGCAGCTGCAGACTATGCTGCTGGAGAATATGCAGCGTAGCGACCTGACGGTTTATGAGCAGGCTCAAGGCTTCCAACAGCTTCTGGATTTTGGCATGGATATCGAAGATATATCCCAACAGAGCGGCTTCAGTAAAAGCACTATCAGACGGCGTTTGGAAATAGCCAAGCTGGACCAGAACAAGCTGAAGGAGCTAAGCTCTACCCGCCAGCTTAGCCTGAAAGAGTTTGACGCGCTGGCAAAAATCAAAAACTTAGAAGCCAGAAATGAAGCAATGGAGAAGATTGGCACAAATGATTTTGCTTTGGCGGTAACGCGTGCTATGGATAAAGAAAAGATTGAAGCTGCTATGCCGGTGTTCCTGGCAGATATGGAACGTCTTGGTATTAAGAAATTTCCGGATAGTGCCAATAAATACAGCAGCAAATATAGACGCATTGGCAGTTTGGACCTCTATGAGTATGAGGTAACAAAAGATAAAATTCCCAAGAAAACAGCTGGGGTGTATTATGAGGCCAGCTATCCGAGAAACGTAGAATTTTATGTCAAGGAAACAAAAAAGAATAAGGCTAGAGAAAAAAGTGCTAAGGATATCGAAAAAGAAAAATGTATAAAGGAAGCATGGTTTAAAGTCGATGCTATGGCTGCAACACATTACGAGCTGCGCAAAGCATTCGTTGAAAATCTAAGAGGCACTACTAAGCAGCGCGAAGCTGTATATATGGGAGCATATAGTCTTATTGTATTACGCAGCATTGCATATATGTCTTGTGGTGACATAAGCAAAGAAGCCGGCGTAGATGATAAGTACTTCGACCCTCGGCGTGATGAGAAAGCAGTTAAACTGGCCTACGAAAGTTACGATAATACACAGCAGTGTATAGAGGTTATTTATAAGCTGTTTAATGATAACGAAAAAGAGTTTTATGCTAATGGTTACCGCGCGGGATATCCTGAATACAAGTTCAACCCAAGACTTGAGGCAATGTATCACTGGCTTACTAAGCTTGGCTATCAGATGAGCAGCGAAGAAAAGCTCATAGCTGCAGGTACGCACGAGATCTTCCAGCAAAATATTTTTGAGGGAGGCAATAGGTAGCATGAGTGAATACGGCAGATGCGATATCTGTGGCAAAAAATCTTTCCGGTTGAGAAGAAAGTATTATACTTATGGCTTTCCGTGTGAGTGCTGCGGGCGCAATGGACATTGTGAAGTCGTACGTTATTGCGAAAAATGCAAGCCGCAAGAACCTAAATGGACACGCGTGGTAATGGGCGCTGATGTGGCTGAAAAGCTGGGAATGCTATGGAAGGAGCAGCATAATGGACGCAGCAACAGATGAATTTACAATTAACCTGGCTATTACAATTATCGTTATGGTATGCGCGTTGGCGCTGTTAGGAGGAACAAATGATTAACAACAAGATTTATAATTACGTGAACCGGGCGCAGCTGGCCATCAATGACTGGCAATGCAGCGGCGAGATTTATTATCTGGAGCAGGCAAAGGCAGAGCTTGCCGAAGCTGTTCTCTTGGCTGATGAACTGGCCAAGGAAAAACCAGTTTTTCTTCAATATAGCGCAGAGGTGCAGGGCCGCGTTGTTTCTAGCTATTTGTGCGATACTCCGGAGGAAGCCTTGGAAGATATTCGCCCCGACCTTGCTGTGGGTGATTTGGTTATAGTCCTTAAACAAGAAGAATCCCAATGGCATCCTTATATTGATATGGATGATCTGATTGAAGAATTTATAAGCCAAGCAGATGATGAGGCTGGCGAAGGTGCAGAAGCATGGTGCGATTTTATTTCCGGTAATGCGCTGGCGCAGGCGAGAAAAGAGCTTGATGAACAGCTCAACGCTGTATTGGAAGCCTGGCTCAAAAAACATAAAGTTGATGCCGGCTGGTATGACAGAGCCGGCATTGAGGGAACGTATAGATTTTGTGGTGATAAGTTTATCCGCGTTGGCAAGGCTGGCAATGACGCAGCATTAGTGTCAAAAGTCCCTTGAAAAAAGGAGGCAGTTATGAAAAGAACCATTGGCAATAAGCTAAACGACTACAAACATTTGAAACCGCCCGGAAGCGAATTCTTGCCACGATTAGTAATGATTAGACGTACCGTAAATGTTGTTTTTAGAAGAGATAGATATGCGTGGCTCAGTTTAAAAAAATTGTTTGTGCAAAGAATGAAAGCAAAGCACCCGGAAGCCGTCAAAAAATGGCCAAAATCAAAAATTATTTAAAAAGTTGCAGGCAGGGGCAAAAGTCCTTTGTCAGAAAGGTTGGTGCTGAGGTATGAGCCAGCAGCGCAAAATGGAACGCAGAAAACAGAAGAAACTGAATCTGTTGGGCGGCGAAGAGCTCCTGCAGGTAAAGGCCGGAGCCAATGAACCCTTTGACATCAGCAAGGCCGGCTATAATGCTATCTATCAGGCGGGCTATGAAGCAGGTATGCAGGCAGAGCGTGATAAGATGATACCGTATTATGCCAAATACTTCACCCATCAGATACTGGCAGTCTGCTGCAAGATACTCATGGAGAACTATAGCGAAATCCATGTACGCCATACGAGATTGGAGAAATTCACTGAGCTTTACGCCCGCGGCCTTGAGATGCTGGGCGAAGATAAAACCACAGAGCAGTATCTTGAGTACATCGAACAATATGGATTACATATAAATTGGAAGGAGCCGGAGACATGAAGTTTATGATAACCTGCGAAGAAGCCTTAAAAAATATAAACAAAGGCAAGATGGGAATCTTTAATTTCGGCTATCAGGTGCTGGATGTACAACAGATAAAGTATGCTCAGCATCTGGCCTGCATGAGAAAAAGAAAGCTCAGAAGCTACCTGAGCAAACACAGAAGCTTGCGTGATAAGTGCTTCCTGGAAGCACGGAAGCTGCCGCGCTTCTGCAAGACAAAAAAATAACTATATACAATAGTAGAAATTGGGCAGGTGAAATACCTGCCCAAAGCTTGATAAAGCATATTAGTTGAGTGGCATATCAGTGCCGGGAAAAATAACAGCCAAAATAACTTAGGCAGAATGGAGCGGAAGAATGTATGTAAAACGGACATGGAGATGTGGCAAATGCATCGAAGTAGAAAAATACCAGACCTTCCGCTACAAGGGAAAGATGACAGTACGTGCTCCACAAAGCAATCCTACTCCGGAAGCTATGGCCAAGGTAAACGAGCGTAACAGCTACAAGAATCTTCGTCGTCTGCTTAATACTAATTTTGGCAAAGGTGACCTGCATTGTGTATTGACCTATGCTCCGGATAAAAGAGCAAGCAGCCAGCAGGAGGCAAAAAAAGATATTCAGAAATTCTGCCGCAACGTGAAACAGAAATGCAAGCGTCGCGGCTCAAATTTCAAATATGTGGCTGTAGCTGAATACGGTAAGCGCTCTATGCATTTTCATGTTGTTATCCATAACGGGCTGAAGCTGCAGGAGCTTGGCGATATGTGGCCGCATGGACGTATCCATGCAACGGAGCTGGACGGCAGCGGAGATTATGACAGGCTGGCCAGCTATCTTATCAAGCAGACCAACAAGACCTACAACGATCCGGAACGCAGAGTGTTTGCCAGACGTTATGTTACGAGCCGTAACCTTGAGCAGCCGGAGTGTAAGATTGAGAAAGTCAAGGCTGACAGCTGGCGTGAGACACCGTCTGCACCTAAAGGCTTTTATGTGCTGCAGGATACTGTCGTCCAGGACGTCAGCGAGATTACCGGATATCCGTATCAGTATTACCGTTGCCTGGCACTAGGTGGCGGGAAACCATTGAAAACAAAAAGACTACGCAGGTAGGCGTTTATATCAGCGGCGGAATCTGCCTCGGTAGTTATATACAAGCAAAAAAACGGACAGGCGCAAGAAGAAGTATATCCGCTGCTGCTATAAGCACGGGAAGGGGGAATCAGATTGCTGGTAAAGCACTGGCAGCGCGTCGCAGAGACACGCTTTAAGTATCAAAAAAAAATTCAGATGGCCGTGGATGAAGCGCGTGCCTGCAGGCATCCGCATGGGCTGAAGGACAAGCTGAAGCCTAATCCTACCCAGCAGGATGCACTCAAGGGAATGCTGCCGCTGAAAAAGGTTAGCGTATACATCGGACGTCGGAGCTATGAGCTTGTCATTGAGCAGCCGGAGGAGTGGCTGGCGGTGATAAGGGAGACGTATGCCTTATACAAAGACTCGCCTATTGGCCACGTCATGCACAAATACTATGACAACTACGAGAACAGGCACGTCCAGCCGGAGGTTATCAGTGGGCTGCAGGGAGTGAGCCGTCAGACGTTCTACGCCTGGCGCAATGAGTTTTTGAGTGACGCTGCTATTATTGCAGCGCAGCATGGAATAAAAAATTTTTAAGCATTGCCGTTTTGTACTTTACAAATCGGCGCTTTTGACGTGGTAAAATAGTATTGTGCAAAATAGCAAGTAAAAATAAAGGCCCTGACGGAGCGTTCCGCCGGGGTTATTTTTATGCCAAAAAGCAAAGGAGGTGAAGGCACTATGGCAGAGGTAAAAAAAGCAGTCAAAAAAGCTGTTAAAAATTCCGGTAAAAAAACTACCCCAAAAGCTGGTAAAAAAACCACGTCGGAAAAGCTCAGTCCGGCGCAGGAGAAATTTTGCCTGGAATACCGTAAGCATGAGGGTAACGGCACTGCTGCAGCCATAGCTGCCGGGTACAGTGAGAGGACCGCCGCACAGCAGGCTACCAGGTTGTTAAGAAATGTTAACATTCTGAAGCGCATAAAAGAGCTGGCAGATGACGCTATCAGAAAGCAGATTATCGGGCTGGATAAACGCGCTCTGGTGCTCAGTAAAATTGCCGAAGATGATGCTGCTGATGTGCAGGCCAGAATCAGGGCGATTGACGTTCTGAACAAAATGGATGGCGTGTATGTTTTCAAGACCGAGGTTAAGATTAGCGGCAATGTCAATGTGCTGCTGAAAAGGCGAAAGAAGGAGTAATGGGCCATGAAACCACAAATAAGCCAGGAAGACTACGATGCTTTAGTAGGCTATCTTGCTGAGTGCCAGCATGATCCGGAGCTTTTCGTAAAACTTTCTTTCCCATGGGGCGAACCTGATACTCCGCTGGAGAATAAGAAAGGGCCGGAACAGTGGCAGCTTGACATACTACGTGAAATAAAGGACGAAGTAAAAACTGCTGATGTTGCCATACGTGAAGCAGTAGCCAGTGGCCACGGCATTGGTAAGTCGGCGCTGGTGAGCTGGCTCATTCTTTGGGCGCTGGGTACCTGCTCGGATACGCGCGGCGTTGTTACCGCTAACACGGAAGCGCAGCTTCGCACTAAAACATGGGCAGAGCTTAACAAATGGTACAACATGTGGATAGCTAAACCATTGTTTGACTACACTGCGACAAGCATTTTCTGCAACGCTGACGGTAACGAAAAGACTTGGCGTATAGATGCAATTCCGTGGAGTGAAACAAATTCTGAAGCGTTTGCTGGCCTGCATAATCAGGGCAACAGAATTTTGATTATCTTTGACGAAGCATCAGCGATACATGACACTATCTGGGAAGTTACGGAAGGTGCCCTGACTGACGCAGACACAGAAATCATCTGGTGCTGCTTTGGCAACCCAACTCGTTCCAATGGCCGCTTTTATGATTGCTTTCACAAACACAGAAATTATTGGCACACTCGCAGGGTAGACAGCCGCAGCGTAAGCTTTTCTGATAAAAAGCAGATTGAAGCGTGGCGCGAAATTTACGGCGAGGACAGTGACTTCTTCAAGGTCCGCGTGCGCGGTGAGTTCCCTTCTGCCAGCGACAAGCAATATATCTCGCAGGCCATCGTGAATGAAGCACGGAAAAGAGTACTCAAGCCGTATCAGTATAATTTTGCTCCGGTTATCATTGGTGTAGACCCTGCGTGGACCGGTGCGGATAAAATCTGCGCATACCTGCGTCAGGGCAACTACAGTAAGCTGCTCTTTGAATATCCGAAGAATGATAATGACCTGCAGCTTGCCGGCAAGATTGCAGCACTGGAGGATGAGTACCATGCTGATGCAGTCTTTATCGACCTTGGCTATGGTACAGGTATCAAGAGTGCAGGCGATGCGTGGGGCAGGAATTGGACGCTGGTGTCATTTGGCAGCACAAAAGGTATACCGCCTAACTGCATCAACAAGCGAGCAGCTATGTGGCAGGATATGCGGCGCTGGCTTATGGATGGCGGTGCAATATCGGCCGATGACAACGTGCTGGCTGATGACCTCGTAGGACCGGAGCTTGCTCCGCGTGACGATGGCAGAGTGCAGCTGGAGAGCAAGGAGAGTATGAAAAAGCGCGGGCTTCCGTCTCCTAACAGGGCGGATGCATTGGCGCTGACCTTTGCTTTTCCGGTACTGAGCAGAAAACAGGAACATGAATACGCCTGGAGCGTCGATAATGGCGCGCAGGAAGAATATGATCCGTTTCATGGAATGTGGTAGGAGGTGAGACCATGGAAGAAATCATTATGCAGCTGCATGGCGGCGGTGGTGGTGGTGGCGGCGGAACGCAGATTAAGCAGAACGCACCCGGAAGCCAGAGCGCCGCAACTATTGACAGCGCGACTGAAGGACAGCGTGAATTGCTGCGTGAAAAGCTGGGTAAGGCAAGAGGCCGTAACTTTACCAACAAGACCGGCGGCAGCATGGTAGATACAATCAAGAAAGCATTGTTGGGTGAATAGCAATGTTTGAAGAAATCTATCGTGACTCAAAGCTGCTGAAGGATAAGCGCTTCGTTCTGGAGCAGATGTACCAGCGGCGCGCCTCGTTTGAACCGACGTGGCAACTTCTGTCCCGGTATATCGTTCCATATCGAGGACGCTTCCATGAGCGTGGCGGCAGCATTGACGGAGAGCGGCGTGACCGCTATCTCATCGACCCTTATCCGATGGATGCGGCAGGCAAGTGTGCTGCTGGCCTGCAGAGCGGACTGACGTCCCCGAGCCGTCCGTGGTTTGAGCTGTCTTTGGCTGACCAGGAAAAGGCTGAATATCATCCGGTACGCCAATGGCTAGATGATGTGCGTGACGTCATGATGGCCGTATATGCACGTGGCAACACCTACGCTATGCTGTACGATATCGAGGCTGAGCTGTGTCAGTTTGGCACGGCGGCGGCGCTGATGATGCAGGACTATGATACCGCGCTCTGGCATCGCAGCTACACCTGCGGCGAATACACCGGCGGTGTGGACGCAAGAGGCAGGCTTTATTCCTTTGGCAGGCGTTTTGAATTGACCGCTCCGCAGATGGTAGCGGAATTTGGTATTGATAACGTGAGCCTGGCCGTAAAGACTGCGTACAACAACAATGACCATACACAACGCTTTGAGGTTGAAATGCTCATCGTCAAAAACAATGAGTATAAGCCTGACCAATTAAAGCCCGGTAACTTCCCCTGGCAGAGCTTTTACTGGGAGCGTGGCAATCAGCAGCAGTTCCTGCGCATCAGCGGTTACAAGGAGCAGCCGTTTATTATGCCGCGTTGGACCAAGGTGGCCAACTGCGAATATGGTTATGGTCCTGGGCATAACGCATTGGGTAACTGTATGCAGCTGCAGCGTATCGAGAAAGCAAAGCTCCGCTGCATGGATAACGAGGCTGACCCGGCTATGATGTTTCCGGCAAGCCTGAAGAAAGTCAACCGCCAGCCTGGTGCAAACAACTTTATTCCCGATGGTACGCAGATGAACGCTTATCCGATGATACCGCCGGGAGCAAAGCGCTACGAAGGCATGATAGCCTTGAGCAATGATAAACGGCAGCAGATAAGCGCTACGTTCTATAATGACCTTATGGTAATGCTGACGCAGGCGCAGAACAATCCGCAGATGACTGCTAAGGAAGTCGCGGAACGTCACGAGGAGAAAATCCTTATGCTGGGGCCGGTGCTGGAGCAGTTCCATAATGAGGTGCTGGACCCGCTGACCTTGCGTACGTTTGGACTCTGTATGCGCAACGAGCTTTTCCCGCCTATGCCGGAAGAGATTACTGCAGATGAGCTGAAGGTTAATTTTGTGAGCCTCTTGGCGCAGGCGCAGAAGATGGTAAGCCTGCCGAGTGTACAGAATGTACTTGGTATGGTGGGTAACGTAGCAGGTATCTATCCTGAAGCTGCCGACATTATTAACATCGACAACGTAATCCGTGAGGTTGGCGTTATCAGCGGTACGCCTGAGAAAATCATGCGCAGCGAAGATGAGGTGCAGCAGCTCAGAGAGCAACGCCAGCAGGCACAGGAAGCACAGATGCAGCAGGCGCAGATGGCACAGGGCGCTGAGGCGGCCAAGACCGGTGCGGAAGCTGCAAGGCTTTTGAGTGAGGTGCCGGCCAATACGGATAATGCTCTGGATGATATGCTGAGCAGAATGGGGATGAGCTGATGGAAAAGCAAAGATTTGCTGAACTGCTCGTAAACGTCATGCAGACGCAGACGGGCAGGGAATTTATTTATGAGCTGCTTGACACCATGGAAGTGCATGTTCCTAACTATGTTGTCGGTAAAGGAAGTGTTATGGGGTATGAGATAGGCCGGCGTAGTGTCGGCGAAGAACTGCTCCGTATGCTGAGAGATGATACTGAGGAAGGCCTGCAGCTGGAGCTGCTGATGCGGCAGGAAGCGCGGGACCGTCCCAAAGAAAAACACAAAGATGAATTCTATGACCAATTTGAAGGAGGTAATGTTTAATGCGAAAGAAATGGTTGTTCTTTTTGGCTCCTGACGGCGGCGATGCTGGCGGCGGTGAAGGCGGAGCTGGTGGCGATGGCGGCACCGGTGGTGACGGTGGTGTTGCAGGTGGCAGTAAAAGTATCTTTGATAATCCTGATGGCGGCAATCCCCCTGGTGACGGTGGAGGCAATCCTGCTGGTGATGGCGGCGGCGCTGGCACAGTGCCGGAAAACTATGAGTTTAATCTGGGCGAAGGCCTTACAATCACCGATGAACAGAAAACAGCATTTACCGCCATAGCTAAGGATGCAAAGCTTTCACAGGCGCAGGCTGACAGCCTGCTGAAAATGCACAGCGAGATTATCAACGGCTATATGCACGAGGCGGAGGAAGCCATCGAAAAAAACATTGCTGAATGCCAAAAGCAAGGCCTGATTACAAAAGAAAACCTGGGCTTTGCGAAAGCCGCAGTAGATACCTTCGGCGGCAGTGAGGCGATGCAGGTATTGATTGATACCGGTGCTATCAATCATCCTGCTGTCTGCAAGCTCTTTGTAACTATCGGACAGCTTATCAGCGAAGATAAACCGGCAGATACTCATGTCGGCGGTGGCAAGGGAACCCCGCGGGCAGAAGATATCCTCTTCCCTAACAGCAAATACTAAAGGAGTGAATTAAATGGCACAAACCGGACTTTATAACAACACCGGCCTGGCGACTATGTATGATATTGCGCAGCAGTATCGCTCTGCAGGTAATGAAGCAGCGGCGCAGGTCGTAGAGCTGCAGGCCAAAACCAATCGTCTCTGGGAAGTATTCCCTATGAGAACCTGCAACAGCGGCAGCGTTGAAAAAGCGCTTATCAGAACCAGTCTGCCGGATGTTGCATGGCGTATTATTAACCGTGGCGTAGCGCCTACTAAATCCAGCACTGGCCAGGCAAGCTTTACTACCGGCGGTGTTGAGGCTATTGCACAGATTGATGAGCGACTGATGAAGCTCAACAAGAACAGCAATACCTATCGACTCAATGAAAACTATGCACATCAGGAAGCTATGAGCCAGAAGATGTCTACTACCTTCTTCTATGGTGATGAACAAATCAACCCTGCTGGCTTTACCGGCCTTGGCGCTTTCTACTATGATAAGGCCGGGCAGGATGAAATCTACGCCAATCAGATTGTTGACGCGGGCGGTACCGGTAACAATCTGACCTCCCTTTGGGTAGTGACCTTTGCACCTGATACTGTTTACGGCATCACTCCGGAAGGCGTTCCTGGTGGTTACAGCTATCGTGACAACGGACGTGTTAAAGTGAGAGATGAGAATAACCTTGAATACTGGGGCTATGAATCTCAGTACAACTGGGACGTAGGCCTCTGCGTACGTGACCCGCGCTATGTAGCACGTCTGGCCAACATTGATACTACCAATACCAGCAGCACTGACTTCATCGACAAACTGATTGAAGTATATGACTGCATTGAAAATCCTGACCATGGCCGTACTGTTATCCTCTGTAACCGTAAGGTGCAGACCATGATCAATATCATTGCACAGAAGAAAAACAATGTTAACCTTTCTCTGGAAGACTTCGGCGGCAAGCGTATTCAGCATTTCTGGGGCTCTCCCATCCTGCGTAATGATGCTATCCTGAGCACTGAATCTAAAGTGCCGGTAGAATAAGGAGGTAAGAACATGGCTGTAATGATTGATGCAAAGCTTATTCTTTGCGAAAATGTCGATACTGCAGCGACTGTCACCAGTAAGGCAATTGATATCGGCCGCAACAAATCTTTGAGACCGCTCTATGTTGATGTTAAACTGACTAAGGGCGTAACTGCCGGCCGCGTCAAAAGCGTAGAGCTGCAGACCAGCGCTGACGCAAACTTCTCTGCTCCTATCACTGAGATGGTGGTGACTATCGGCAAAACTGCCGAGCAGCAGAAGCATGCCTGCCAGCTGGCGCAATTCTTCGCGTCCATCCAACCGCAGGGCCGCTACGTCCGCGTAAAAATCACCGGTGATACTACCGCTCCGGCAGGCGGCAAGATTTGGGCATATCTGTCCCCGGATATTCAGGTGCCGGTATGAGATACAAAGTAATCCGCACCTGCTATTGGCAGCGCAGACTTTGGGAAAAGGGCGAAGTGGTGGAGCTGGGTGAGAATGTGCCGGAGCATTTCAAACCGCTTTATAATCCAGCTGAAAGATTGGCCCTGAACAAAAATGCTGACGAGCTTTCGGATGAAGAACTTACGAACGAAACGCCTTCCGACGAAGTGCTTTCGGATGAAGAAACTATGAACGAAGAACCTTCGGAAGAAACGTCTGGCAGCATGGAAAACCCGGATATCATGCCTTCTTCTTTGGAAGATATGAATGTTGGCCAACTGCAGAAGCTGGCACGTGCAAACGGCCTGGAGCCGCCGAAGAATGCAAAAAAACAAGAACTGATTTCCGCTCTGCGCGGAGAATAACATCGGGCCGGAGCTTATTCCGGCCTTTTGTTTTTTAGGAGGAAACCATGAACAACATTGAAATCTGTAACCTTGCGCTTGGCCGTATCGGCGTAGACGAAATCAACCGCATGGATGAGGCAAGCCAGCCTGCAAGAATCTGTACACGTTATTTCAATTTTACCCGTCAGAATGTATTGCGCCGCTTTCCTTGGACGTTCGCAACGAAGCGTGTGCAGCTGGCACTGCTTAATGAAACGGCACCTGATTATAAATACGTCTATCAATATCCTTCTGATGCTCTGGCGATACGCCTTATGTACAATGACAGCTTTGTTGGCCTGCCTAAAGATAATTACTTCCGCATTATGAACGGTAACGGCGGACGCAAGATATACAGTAATATCTCTAACGCCTACGTGGAATATACTGCAGACGTAAAGGACAGTGAAACCTTCGACAGCCAATTCATTGAAGCCTTCAGCTGGAAGCTGGCGGCGGAGATGGCGTTCGCTTTGACCGGTAACATGAACCTTGCGACAAATGCTATCCAGGCATACAATGCTTACTTTACGGAAGCAGCTGGCGAGGATGCTGCAGAAGACAATCAGGAAGAAGCTGTACAGGATAGACTGGCCAACGCCAGATGGGAGGGCTGACAATGGGACTGTATCAACTGAAGCCCAGCTTTGCCGGCGGTGAATTGTCGGACAGCATGTACGGCCGCGTCGATATCAACAAATATGATAGCGGCGCTGCCACGTTAAAAAACTTTACGGTGCAGCGTTATGGTGGCGTGCGTAACCGCAACGGCTTCCGGCATATTGGCGTAACCTATGGAGGCAAGCGTGCCTTCTATATCCCCTTTCTGTATAACACCAATGAAACCTATATCATAGAAGTCACTGCAGGGCATTGCCGCTTTCTGTACAACGGCCAATACATAGTAGAGGATAACGGAGAGCCTTATACAATAAGCAACAATCTTAATCCAGCCGACCTGCAGGGTATCTGCAAAATAAAATATACGCAGAGTGCTGACGTACTTTTTATCGTACATCCTGACCATTATCCTATGACGCTTACGCGCTACAGTACATATGACTGGCGTTGGGAACAGATGCCGATAACTGGCGGACCGTTTGAGGACAGCAATGGCTCTGCAGCAACAGAAGAAGAACAAATTACACAGGTGTACCGTTATGGCGCTGGAACATATGAACTGACACTGCCTGATACCGTAACTAACATTTCGGTGGAATTGGCTGGCGCTGGCGGCGGCGGGAGCGGAGCAGCATCTAGCATTGAGCAGTTTGTTTCTCCTGGTGGTGATGGTGGTGTTGGTGAATTGATAAAATTCACTGCAACTGTTGTTGCTGGAAAAAAATATACATTATCTGTTGGTGCAGGTGGCGTTGGTGGCAATGGAGCTATAAGCAATAAGTATTTCACAAAGAATACTTCGCAGGTTGGTGGCAATGGTGGTGAAAGTGTAGCATTTGGGAAAACAGCAAGAGGCGGACAGGGAGGCGGAAGCGCCGTGCAAAACGGAAGCGAAGGCCGTTCTGGCAGCAATGGAACTGGTTATATAGGTGGTGGCAGTGGTGGCACCAAGGGTACAGACAGAGCAAATCCAAACGGCAAAAGCGGAGGTGACGGGTTCTGTAATATTCGCTTCCGCTATGGCAGCAAGGCAGCGAAGATAACGGCCAGTGCGACGGAAGGCGAAGTCACGTTAACGGCCGATAAGGATATCTTTGAGAAAGATAACATTGGCAGCCTTATTGAGCTGACTCATTATAAAAAAAGCGAATACAAAAAAGGCAAACCTGATGCAACGGATGCGCTGCTGGTAAGCTGCCTGCCGGGCTCTAGCGTCTATGTAGAGAGCTTCGGCTTCTGGAAGGGAAACTTCTCGTTGGAAAAATATAACGAGAACAGCTCTATGTGGGAGCTTGTAAGAACTCAGGACGGCAATCACAGCCAGAACTACAACTTTACCGAAAAGAACGAAGAGGAATACATTGTCAGGTACAGGGTAACCTCAACAGAGTTTGATACAACCATCTGGAGCGGTGAGAATGAGAAGCAGACCGGTTACGTCACTGTGCAGAGCTTCGGCAATGATTATAGCGGTATTATAAAAATTACTGAGTACATCAGCGGTAAAAAGGTTAAAGGCAAGGTATTGCGCACGATTGGCAGTACAGACGCTACGCAAATCTGGGCTTTTTCTCCGTGGAGCAGGAGCAAGGGCTATCCGTCTGCAGCAGGCTTCTTTGAAGACCGCTTGGTATTTGCCGGCAGCACAAGATATCCGCAGACGTTCTGGAGCAGTAAGGTAGGAGATTATTATAATTTCGGAACATCAACACCTGTGGTAGACGATGATGCAGTAACGGCTACTCTAAACGGCGGCCAGATGAACGGCATCAAAGCCATGGTAGCATTTGGAGAGCTGATTCTGCTGACAAGCGGCGGCGAATATAAGGTAAGCGGTGGGCAGGGCAAAGCGCTGACGCCAAGCAATACCTTAAGTCAGGCGCAGGAATACCGCGGCATATCTGACGTATTGCCGGTAACTGTAGGCAGCAGAATTGTTTTTGCACAGCAGCAGGGAAACATCATCCGTGACTTGGCATACAGCTATGAGGCTGATAAATACACCGGCGATGACCTCAACCTCCTATGTTCTCATCTTTTTGATGGCCATAAAGTAGTAGCTATGACCTACCAGCAGACTCCGGACAGCATCATATGGTTTGTCCGAGACGATGGCCTGCTCTTGGGACTGACCTATATCAAGGAGCAGGATATCTACGCATGGCATAAGCACAGCATTAAGAATGCACGCTTTATTAATGTATGCTGCATTCCTGGCGGAGATAGTGACGAGCTTTATGCTGTAATAGAACGTAACGGTAAATACGAGAACGTTATGCTGGATAAGCGGAAAGATAACGATGTGCCGGAGGAACAATACTATGTTGATGATGGCATTACCGTGCGTGGCAGCGATATAAAAGAGGTAACTGGCCTGACGTGGCTGGAGGGTGAAACAGTGGCCATACTGGCAGATGGCAATGCGCTGCCGCAGCAGAAGGTTGAAAACGGCAAGATTACACTGAGCAAGAAACACGGCTACAGTGTTGTGCATGTAGGATTGCCTATTGATGCAGTCATAAAGACATTGCCGATAGAATTTCAGATGCAGGACGGCAGCTCCATCAGCCGCAAGAAGCGTATAGGCAATCTTGCTGTTCTCTTTAAAAACACGCGTGGCGGACTGTATGGTCTGAGTGAGGGAAAGCTTGATGAAATCAAATGGCGCGATACCGAAGCATACGGCCAACCTACAAAACTTTTCACCGGTAAGAAAAAAATCGTCCTGCCTGCTGCAGGCTGGGACGAAACGCAGCAGCTTATCATTAAGCAGGATGCGCCGCTGCCGATGACGGTATTGGCCATTGTGCCGGAGATTGTGCCGGGAGGATAATATGGCGGAATATACTTTTTCTCGTCCGTCTAATAGAGATATTGAATACGTGGCAGCTCATCTGCGGCAGGACAACAGGCAGGAGCTGGCGGCGCTGTATGGTGCTGGGCATGAGCTGGATGTTTTAAAAAGAAGCGTCAGATACAGCGAGCTGGTCGGATGCTTTTACATTGACGGCGTACCTGCAGCCATATATGGAGTAAGAAGCCCTGCTGCAATATGCTCAGTAAAGTGCGTCTGGCTGCTCATGACCGACGAAACATTGAAGCATAGGCTAGTAGTAGGGCGATATACCAAACGCTTTCTGAGGGCGATTGTGGCGGCCTATGGGCCTATGTCCAATAAGGTTGATGCTGGGAACGCAGAAATCCTGCGCTGGCTCAGATGGCTTGGCGCTGAGATATCGGAACCGGTGCAATGCGGAATCTACAACCTGCCGCACAGGGAATTTTATTTTGACGAAAGAATTTTAAAGGAGGGATAGCATGGGCGTAGGAGTAATGATTGGTGCAACTCTCTTGGGCGGTTATCTGCAGGGACGTGCAGCACGCCAGCAGGCCAACGCACAGGCGGCACAGGCGCAGGCAAATGCTGATATCGCCTATAACAATGCGCAGAAGCTGCAGGAGCAGGCCGAGAAGCAGGCGCAGAACAATGAAATCAACGAGGAAAACAAACGCCGCAGACTGCTGCAGCTGCAGGGGCAGCAGAGAGCCAACATCGGTGCGGCCGGAATCACGGCAAGTGGCAGTGCATTGGCGGCGATGGCAGACAGTCAGTTTAACCAGGAGCAGGAGCTTGCTTTTGAAAGATACAATGCACGTCAGCAGGTAGATAACATCTTCCAACAGAGTACGGACAATTTGAATCAGGGTGATGCCTATGCGTCGAGCGCCAGAGCCTACCGTAAGGCAGGCAAGCGCGCTATGATAAACAGCATGCTGCAGGCAGGACTGAGCGTAGCGTCTAATCTTTATACGGCCAAAAGCATGGGGGCGTTGAAAAGCTCAGCCGGCAAAAGTGCCGGCGTTGGGCTTAAAGACTACAAGGTTCCCGGATATACAGAGATGAAAGGGCTGCCGGCGCATACGTCTGGTGGGCTTTCAAGCTATAGTAATGATGGCTGGGCAAAAGCAAAGTGGTAAAAATGTCATTTTGTACTTTACAAATCGGCAAAGTATGTGTGTTAAAATGATAGTGCGGAAGGGAAGCCATTCTCCCATTTTCATCATACTCTCTAAAAATTAGCAACGTGGAAAGCATCTGAGGTCAAACCTTGGGTGCTTTTTGCGTATATTAGGAAAGGAGCAGAATATGGCAGTAATTGATGTTTACGAGAACCAGGCGAAGCTTGGTACGCCTGCAAGCCAGACAATCAGCATGCATCCTGACATGGGCGGACAGATGGCGCTGGCCAGGGCGAACACAGCTCTTACGAACACAGTAGTCGAAGGAGGGCAGAAGCTCTATGAGCAGATAGCCATTGCCGACGTGATGAAGGCCAACAATGATTACAATATGCAGATGAGCAGGCTGCAGAATGAGCTGCTGCAGAATAAGGAAGAGAACGCAAGGGATAACCTTACCAAGTACGAGGAAGGGCGCAAGAAGATTATCAATGGCATTATGCAAAAAGGACCGTCGACGTTGCGTGGCGTTCTGGGAAGCAAGGCCTTTTACAATACCATTGAGCGTGACTGGACCGGCCAGCGTGCTCAGATGGAACGTTATACCATGGGTGAGATGGAGAAGTACCAGGATACGCAGCTTAACAATCAATACAAATTAGCTTTGAAGGACGTAGCAGTAAACTGGCATAACAATGATGATCTGGACGCTGTTATGCGCCGCGGCGATTTTATGACTGCAGCAAGGTATGCCAACTATGGCCAGGAAAAGATTACTGAAGCAAGCAACAAATGGAAGGCTGCGGTAGCAGAGACGGCAGCGCAGGCTGCTATCAATTCAGACAGCAGCGAAGGATGGACGCGTGGCGGCGAGATACTGCAGGCCTACGGTTATCTTATGGACCCGCAGAAACGTATTCAGTATGACAAGATTATCAGTGCGAGGGAGAAAAGCAATAATCAGCTTAATACCTTTGCCGGCATTTATGCTAAGTATGGCAGTGATATAAACGGCGGTGTGCAGGCGCTCTTGTCTACGCAGACCGGTACGGCAGATATCGCCAAAGGTTTGGCATTTGCACAGGGAGAGGAAGGCAAGGCTTGGGGCAGCAATCAGTGCGCTAACTTTGTAAAAAAGTATATTCAGACGGCTGGCGGTGATTATGAAATTACCAGCAGTTTGGCTGACGGTACCTACCTTAACGCAGAACGTAAAGGGCTGACGTTTAATGACCGTAAACAATTAAGGGACGGAGATATTGTCTATTGGCAGGTAGATGGCAGCAAGTACGCTACGAGCGACAACCCGGATGATGTACATTCTGACACCAAGGCCTATAAGGGCATTACCCATGTCGGCATATACAATGCCAAGACCGGCAAGGTTATCCAGAGCGGTGAGCATGGAGTGAGTGAACTGGCTCTGGATGCTGCCGGATATCATACGGTAGGCTACAGCCATATCGGCGGCAGAGCTATGGACGCTACAGAGCGCGAAGAATTAAAAAAAGGTTATATGCAGTACGCGCTGCAGCAGGTGCAGCAGAAGCGTACAAGCACTAACCTTATGGTGGAAAGAGCTTCGGATGAAATGTTTGCTGCCTACAATAATGGCATACGCGACCCGGCGTATTTTGAAAACATGGCCAAACAGATAGCAGGCAACGATTATAGCGCCTATAAAACTTTGCATGCTGTAGCCAAAAGCTTTACATCTTCGGGCGTACACAAATTAACTGTAGGTGAGGCTATGGAAATAGAGGATGCCATAGACAAGGGCGGACTGTCGCAGGATGAGCTGATCCAGAAGTTGTCTGATGCAGGCTGCAGCACGGAAACAATTATGAAATACGTGCATATGAATAAGCAGGCGGCGAAAGCTGCAGCTAGGGGCGAAGGCAAGGCATCATTTGACTGGGACAGCGTTATGGAAGCCTTTTACAGCAAAATGGGCGGAAGAAATAAGGTGCCGGAAGCGTGGCGTCCAGGATTGAAGCGGTACGCCAAAAGAGCAATAAACGAATACATAGCTAAAGAAAACCGCACGCCTACCGTAGACTGGGTGATGGATATTATGGAGCAGGGACTGGTTAAGGGCGTTGGCGGTGTTACGATAGAAGGTGAACACTTCTGGAACAGTGATATATCATACAACATGGCACAGCTTGGCAACCATGATATCTATCATATCGGTAATGCAGACGACGGTTATGTCAATGTATGGTTTTATGGCAATGCTCAGCCGGTGCGCATGAGCAAGGCAGCGTTTAAGCAGACGATGGGAGATTAACATTATGGGAACTTTTAATTTCAGTAATATGCAAGGTGGCCAGCAGCAGGAAACACAGAACATTCCGCGTGAATTTCGTCCTGCTGTTGAGCAGGCAAAAATAGAACCGGTCGGCTCTTACAGTAACAACAAAACAGGATTCTGGGACGGAGTGAAGAATTTTTTCTCCAGCGCTGATGTTGATACCAGTGCCGGCTTTATTGATGAAACCGGAACATGGAACAATGGCACTAAACAGGAGCTTGCTAAATACTATCCTACACAAAAGAGTGCGGAAGAACTCGAAAAGGACAGACTAGGCTCTTTGTGGGACAGAACGTATAAAAAATATCATTACAGCAAAGACGATGTACTGCTTGAAGCAAAGAAAATCAGTGCGGCCACAAGCATTCCGGAAAATGCTATCCTGGCTAACGCTGATAATCTGGCCAACGCACGCAATGTATATAATTATCAGCAGAAGGCTATGGACCCGCAGGCAGTGTTTAAGGCCTACCCTGAGCTGAGTGAGCTGGCCAAGCTAAGTGATACCGACGCTGCTATTGCTCTGCATAACTTAAAGAACGTGCGCCAGACGCAGGGCATTATTGAAGCAGCTAAGACCGGCTGGGAGCTTGATAACCTGATGAGCGAGCGCGGCCGTATGGGCTACGCCGCTATGAACGGCAAGGAGCTGACGGATGCTGACATTGCACGTTTAGGAGAAATTGAAAAAGCACAGAAAAATTCCAAGGAGCTGCCGGGGCTTTTTGAGGACCCGATGAGTGCTATTGTCGGCGGCACAGTGCAGAGCGGCAAGATGATGCTGCGTAATGCTCTTAATGGCCAGAAAATGGGCGTATACGGCGCTGGCTTCGGCGCGCTTCTCGGCGGTATTGCCGGCGGCGGTGCAACGCTGGGTGCCGGTACTGCTGCAGGCGCGGCAGCAGGTGCCAAGATCGGTTATAGCGTCGGCAGCCGTATCGGTATGGCGCAGGATATGTATGACGAAATTGCCGGCAACAACTACCTTGATTATAAAGGTTATAAGGATAAGCAGGGCAGGCAGCTGCTGACAGATAATCAGGCGCGCAGCTATGCTGCTGTAGCGGCAGCGCTGGAAACAGGTATAGAATTCAGCAACGCAGATAAAATCCTAAGCGTCATCAAAGGCGGTGCAGGTGCGCAGAGCATCAAAGAAATTATCAGCAGTGCCAAAGACAGCACGGAGCTGCAGAGCCTGCTTGCCGCATATCTGCGTGACAGTGCAAAGAACATCGGAACAGTGGCCATCTCCGAGAGCGCGGAAGAAGGCGTGCAGGAGATGAGCAACAGAATTATTTCTGATGTTGCTGCAGCAAACAATCCGGGCGGTGATATCCCTACATATACGGCAAAGGATGTTATCGTTGGCGGGCTGGAGGCAAGCTGGCAGGCGCTGCCTGCGTCGATCGGCTTTGGCGCTGGTGCGCATGGAGCAAGCACGGTATCCTTTATGCGTCGTGCATTCGCGGCGCTGCAGCTGAAAAGCGAAGAACAGAAGGCTAACCTGCGTGATGCTAACGGTATATCTATGCTGAGAAGTCTTGCCGAGGATATCAAAAATAATGCTTTGTTTAAAAAAGCTCCGGAAGTATATAACGAGGTATTGAATAATCAGCTCAAAGGCACGGAGCTGGAAACTATTAACATAGATACAGAGTACGTCCTTAATCAGCAAGGCGGCTATGAGCTTTTGAAATCTGCAGCAAAGGCAGCAGGCATAGGCGAACAGTATCTTAAAGACATCATCGACACTAAGGCAGACTTGAAAATCAGTACAGCAGATTATGTATCTAAGCTGCTGCCGACTGAAATCGGTGCCCATCTGGAAGACTACATCACATTCAGCGATATCAGCGAATGCCTGGCACGCAACAGAGAATATGCCGGCAGGATGCGCCGCGAGATGGACCGCATATTGGCATATGAGAACCGCCAGCGTGAAGATGCTTTGAATACCTACCTTGATAATAACTTCCATACTCCGGAAACCCGTGAGATAGCAGAGGCAGTATTGCGCCGCTTCCCGGATAATCCTAAGGAAGGCGTAAAGGAAATCAGAAAATCGCTGCAGGCCAAGATTGACGAGCCGCTTAATCAGATTATCGAAGAGCTGGAAAAGGGTATGGGTAACGGCGTAGCTGTAGTAGAAATCCCGGAATATGATAATCAGATGCGTGGCCGTGGTATCAAGGTAAGCAATAATGACCCTTGGTATCAACGCTACTATAAAGAGAATAAGCATAAGCCCTCTAAGATGGAGCTGCGTGAGCTGGCGCGTGAGATTTGGACCGGCCACAACGAGTATGGACTCTTTGGCTGGGAAAACCGCACGCCGGAAGATAACCAATGGTATGAGAATAACAAGGCATCCATGGAAGCAACGGAAGAAGCCATCCGCAGATTGGATGCGCTGACGCCTGCTCTGGAAGAAATAGATCCGGGCGAACTCTCTATTACTGAAGGCCTGAGCGAAGAAGGCTTTGAGGTATATCGTAAGCTGCGTGGCAAGCTGGAAGGCGCTGAAAGCAAAGAAGTGCGGCAGGCAGCACAGATGAGTGCTATCCTTGCCGCACGAATGGCAGACCGTATGGCTGAGCTGCATAGACAGGTTGGCCATACTAAATACACTGCGCTTGATTATGCGCGTAGTATTGGGCTTATCAGAAGTGAAAGTGAAGCTGCTGAGCAGAAGTTTAATCAGAAAAGCATAAATACTGTACATATAGGAACTGAAACTTATGTACAGAGACCAGCGGAAGAAGTATTAAAGAATTACTATAATTTAGTCAATCAAGAACCATACATAATAGTACAGGTTATAGAGGGGGGCGATTTTTCCTCTCGCAAAAAAAATGCGGGAATGATATTTAATAAATTATATAAAAGCAATGATGGAGAGCATGTTATTGTTAAAAATAAATACAATGAGAATATAGCCATTCCTCGCACTGCGTTTAAGGAAATGGCTGGACATGCAAAAAAAGCAAATTTATTTGAACTTGTGCCGTATATAGAAGAACTTTTGAAAAAATCAAGTTATCTGCATACAAGACTTCCTGACCCGAAACGAGAAAAAAGAATGAAGCCAGATGTTGAAGAATACAGGATGTACGCAAGGAAGGTACAAATTAATGGCACTGAATATTATGCTAAAATTATTATAAGAAAGGAGAAATCGCAAAAACTATTCCTTCATGATATAGATATTAATAAAATAAAAAATGAGGTTAGTGGCTCTGGAAATGGTGGTGCTGATTACAGCTCAGCGTCAAAACCAGACAAACTAACCTCTGTTGTAAATAGTATACCATGGTGGCTTAATGAAGTCAAGACTAAGTTAATTTTGGTAAATAAAGTTCAACAAGATGATAATACGTTAGACCAAAAAGCATGGCATGGCACACCCTACAACTTTGAACGCTTTGACATTGGTAAGATTGGCGCTGGCGTTGGGGACCAGGTACACGGCTGGGGCTTGTATTTTGCTAAGGACAGAAGAATATCAGAAGCATATAAGGAGGTATTGAGCGCTGATACTGGTGTGGTAATTGTCGATGGCGTGACGTATAAAATTGATGAAGAGGGCGATTGGGTTACTGCCTCAGGAAAGAAAATAACTAACAACAATCCTTTGACTTTTATTCTGGATACCTTTGATGCTATAGAAGATAGCAAGAGCAAGGAGAATGCAATAAAAAGTTTAAAGAGCAGAATTGCTGGTACTAAAAGGACGGCTAATACGGAAAAGTATATTGCCGAATTAGAAGAAGCAATAAACATTCTTGAAAAAGCGGATGTTAAGTATGAAAATACTTCACGTTTGTTAAAGGTGGAAGTTCCCGAAAACGATGTATTGCTAGACGAGCAAAAGACTTTCACAAATCAAAACAAAAATGTACAAGCGCTTTTGAAAAATACTATAGAATCTTTGGATGATGCGCGGTCAATGAAGTTCTGGGAAAATCTGCTGAACTTTAAATTAAGAGTTTTTGATAATGCTGGCAAGGTTCAGTTTAAGATTGATGGCTTCAATAAATTAGCAGATGGCATTGGTAAGATTTTAGAGAGTAATTCTAATACATTTGGCTATAGAACGCTTGCAAGAAGCTTGGAAAGATACGGATATAGCAAAGAAGAAATCGAAAAGCTAAAGTCAGATGGCGAATATCGTAATCAGGAACAAGAGAAGCTCAGAAGCCAGGCTGCTGCTTTAGAAGAAGAATTAGAGCGTGCCAAAGCAGAAGATGCTGCTGCAAAAGAGGAGGTTATCAATCAGGCAAAAGCTGATATTTCCGGTACTTTGGGGGGAATGTTTTCCGGCAACAAGATTTACGATGCTCTGGCGAAGGCTATGGGCGAAGAGGATTATAATTGGCGTGGTGCGTCTGAGCTGCTTAATGAGCACGGAATTAAAGGCATAGCTTACGAAGGTATGAAAGACGGCCGCTGCTTTGTCGTCTTCGATGATAAGAGCATTGATATTATAGAGCGCTACAACCAAGCAGCTGGCGAACGTGCTATGACTGCCAACATGGAGAAGCTGAAGGAAGCAAAAGAAATGCTGGCCAAAGATGCAGATATGAAAACTATCTACCAAAAGACCGGCTGGCATCGTGGCGCTGATGGCAAGTGGCGTTTTGAAATTCCTGATAATCTGGATAAAATTAACCTTGAGGAATTGAGGGACAATGAAACAGTTACGCTTGGTCGCATCTATGATAATCCTGCGTTGTATGAAGCTTATCCGTGGTTAGCAAATCTTGAAGTCACTACAGAATTTATGAATTATAACACAGGTGGCTATGCTATAGGCAAAAGAAAAATAGTGCTCAATAGAGGACTAACTGGAGTAAATCCTTTGAAAGCAAGAGAAAGAGAGGAACTGTTGTGGGCAACGCGGGGAGACAGCGACGCAAAAAGCAGTGTAATAAAAGCTTTCGATGATATTGCGAAAGGAGTTTTACCAGAAGACAGTGTTATCGAAAAAATAGCTACAAAGCTAGAAAATAGTTACTTTGGTGTTGATGATGTACCTGATCCTTTTTCCAATGAAGAATTTAATTCTCAAAAATCATATTCCTTGGAAGAAAAGAAAAGAATGTTGAAAGAACAATTTCAATCTGTTTTGGAAGGTGCCCGCCCTATTGAATCTCAGAAAGAAACGCTCATCCATGAAATCCAGCATATCATACAGAATGCAGAAGGCTTTGCTGGCGGCGGCAGCCCGGCCAGAGTCAATGAACAGATGAAGCGTCAGCTGCAGAAGTACGATGAAGAAATAGAGCGCCTGCATCCTAAAGGTAAAGAATATGTTACGGCTATGCTCGAATATGACATAGCTGACTTTGAACATGACACCGGTGAAATTTCCGATGAGGCTTTTACTGATATCAAAAATAAGGTTAAAGAGCTGGAAGACCAGATACCTGAAGAAAAAGTAAAGCGCCTGCAGGAAATCAAGGAGCTGCAGACAGATTTGCAATGGCAAGCTGAAGATGAAAGCTCTGGCGATTATGAAAAATACTTCCGTCTGCATGGAGAGCAGGAAGCCAGAGTAGCATCAATGAAAGCACGGCTCTATACCATGGGTGCAAGCCAGGAAAGAATTGATAACGAAGTGCTGAACGCTATCGATAATCCTATCATTGTATTTGGCGGCAGAAGCTACAGCATGGACTCTGATCAGCGCGGCTTATGGCAGCTCAAAGGCCAGACTGCCTTTAAAACTACCGGCGAGAAGATTATTTCTCTGTTCAAGGCTGCAGACCAGTCAACCTTTATGCATGAAATGGCTCATATCTATCTGCATGATATGCTGGCGCTGGCAGAATTACCGAATGCTCCGAAGCAACTGCTGGATGATGTGGCCACGATTAACCAGTGGGCAGCGTGGAATGATACACAATTTGTCAAAGAGTACAAAGGCACTGCTATGGAGAGTGAGTTTAAAAAGCTAAACGAGCAGATGAAAACAGCAGTTGCCCAAGGCTCCGTTGAAATTGAAGGCAAGACAATGACCTTGGAACAGATGCAGCGGCTCTGGATGCAGGAACGCTTTGCCCGCGGCTTTGAAAACTATCTGAAGAGCGGTGAAGCGCCTACAGAAGCAACGCGCAGTATCTTCCGGCGCTTCAAACAGTGGCTGACTAAAATTTACCGTGCATTCAGCCAGATTGGCGGTGCTCCGTCCAAAGAGGTTAAAGCAGTTATGGACCGCATGATTGCCAGTGAAGATGAAATCGACATTGCTATGAGAAAAAAAGGCGTGGATGATTTTGCCGAAAGCGGTGGTATGGACTATCTGGAGGGAAGCACGAAGGACGTATATCGCCGTATGGTAGAGCGCGCCAAGGCTGATGCTGAGGAAAAGGTGCTCAAGATAGCACTGAAGGACGTCAAGGAAGATTACCGGCAGCAGGAAAAGGAACTGTTTGAGCGTGAGGAAGCGGAATACCGTGAAAAGCTGGCCGCAGAACCGGTGTTTATTATCCAGGAGCATATTAAGAATAACCCTAATATGAGCACGTCCGTTATCTGCGAAACACTGGGCATGAATGTGGAGGATTACGTTAAGCAGCTTAAAGAGTATGGTGGCAGCTTGGATACTGCAGTAGAAGCTCATATGAAAGAATTTAAGGAAGGGATAGATAACAGCGGCATAGATGCTCAGTATTTCCGTGAACGTGCGGAAGAAGTGGTGCAGGAGAGCAAATACCGTAAGCTGGCCACGGCGATGGAGCTGGAAGCGTTTGAGCGCATTGCCAAAAAGCAGCGTAACCTGACTACCAGAATAGAGGCCGAAGGCAAGAATGATACTGCAGAAAAAGGCGTCATTAAGACGGTAGACAAGATGACCAGACAGAGCAAGCAGATAGAAGAGCTTACTGCAGAAACAAAGGAACTGAAGCAGGATAAGCGCGAGCTGCTTGCTAATGTGCGTGGCCTGCGTGATGCAGCGCTTCGTCATTACAAGGACTATGTGCAATTCGTCGAGATGAAGCTGGAGGTTATGCCTATTGAGGACGCCAATAACTACCAGATGTGGCGCAGAAAGTCGGCGCAGGCGCAGTACAATTCTGAGCAGTCTCTTATCAAAGGCAACTGGGATAAGGCCGTCAAATACAAACAGGCTCAGCTGATCTATGACATGTTTGCTGATAGAGCTGTCCGCAATACCAAGCAGATCAAGAAGATTGAAGATGGCCTGAAGCGTAAGCAGCAGACTATCAGCAAGGCGAAGAACATATCTGCAGATGAACGTTATGCGTATAATCATCTTATGTATGTGTTTGGCTTTTCTGACGCAGATGCACCGGTACCGCCGCATTATGAGGGCATCATGGAGGTATTGATGAAAGCAGACGCTACAAGGGAAGAAGGCGGCCTTATGCTGGAGTCTCCGTTCTTCGGACCAGATGGCCAGACAAATCTCCCTGAATGGTTCCTGCAGGCGGCGATGAACAGCAATAAACGTAAAGCAGGGCATAAGGATTTGAGCAATATGCAGGTTGATTTGGTGGCACAGGTTATGCATATTATCTATAAGCGCGGCATGGATAATATGAAGCTGGCTACGATTAAAACCAAGGACGGCAGAACCCTGACTGTTGACGAAGCAGTTGCTGAGATTGAAGGGCAAGTGCGCCAGCGTATGGTGGAGCGCGCTAACGCTGACCCGACTGGTGCCAATAAAAACAGATGGCAGGATGACGCTGCAAACTTTATAGACCAGGCTGACAGGTTACTGATTAAGCCGGAGATGGAGCTGAAAAAGCTGGGTGATGTGGCGCTGCGGTATATCTACGACCCGCTGAAGGAAGCTGCAGACAAAGAGCTGAAGATGGCCGTGAATATGCAGAACAAATTAAAAGGACTGTTTGGTGCCTACTCTCCCGAGGAACTGGCAGATATGCGTAACAAACGCCGCTATAAATTTGGCTCATCGGTTATTACCAAGGAGCAGGCCATTATGATTGCGCTTAACTGGGGCACTGAAACGAACCAGCAGCGCGTTCTAGACGGCTATCACGTCAATGTAGCGCAGGTTAAAAATGTGCTGCAGTATCTGGATGAGCGCGACTGGAACCTCGTCAACAGTATCTGGAAGCTCTACGATATACATTGGGACCAGATAAGAGAGATTGAAGCACGCATGACCGGTGCCGTGCTGCAGAAGCAGGAAGCCAAAGGCTTTGTTGTTGTCGGACAGGACAGAAAAATCTATACCTTAGATGGTGGCTACTTCCCTATTAAATACGACCTGCGGGATTTGCGTACGCAGGAGCAGGCTGATGCTGCACAGCAATCGGCAATGAGCAATATTGCAATGTCTTTAGGCAAGGGCTTTCTGAAAGAACGTACTCAGCATAAGGTTGAGCGCAGGCTGGATCTTAGGTTTGAAGTTATCAGCGGCAGCATTACTGACGTTATTCATCTGGTGGCATTCCGTGAACCGGTACGCGACGTGCGCCGCATTGTACTCAATGAGAATTTCAAAAACCTTGTCTACAATTACCTCGGCCAGAACGCTTACAAAAATCTGAAAAAGTGGACCAGCGATTGTTGGGCGGAAGAACCGATACCGAGGACGGCCTACGAAAAGGGCATGGCCAAGCTGCGTAACGCTCAGACAATGGGAACAATGGGCTTCAGGGTAACAACGGCGCTTCTGAATATCGCTAACGCTCCGAGCGTAGCTCATTATATGGGGGCTGCTGAGCTGCTGCACTCGCTCAAAAAGTTTTACAGTGCCCCGCGTCAGTATACGGATTTCGTTTTCCAACGTTCTGTATTTATGGCGGAACGTGCGGAAACCATGGATGCCAGCATCCATGATGCGCTGAAAGGCCCTAATATTTTGGATGGTATTCCGGGCATTGGTAAGGCTGGCGAGGCTATCAAAAACAACGCGTTTAAGATGATAACCTGGACGGATCTGATGCTGGCGTTGCCGCTTTGGCAACACGAATATGAAAAGACCTACAATGCAGAGGTGGATGCCGGGCGTTCACCGCAGCAGGCGAGGGAAGCAGGCGTAAATGCCGGCGATGCTGCAGTGCGCTGGTGCTTCGGCTCCGGCCGTACGGTAGATAAAGCTGCCATCCAACGTAAGGGCAGCGAGCTGATGAAGCAGCTCACTATGTACTACAGCTATAACTCTACAGTCTATAATGCTCTCAATTATAAATTATGGGAAGCAAAGGTAGGCTACAAGAAGGCTGTAGCGGCAAGCGCAAAGAATAAAAGCATGGCTCTGATGAAAGCTGTAGCTCATGCTGGCGATGCGCTGCTGATGTGGGTACTTCTGCCGGCGGTTATCTCAGCGATGCTGCGTGCTGGCGCAAGCGGTGACGATGATGACTGGAAGATTGAAAAGCTTATCAAGAGCATAGGGCAGGAATCTCTTACAGGCATTGTCGGTGGCATACCGGTGCTGCGTGATGCTGTACCTTACTTTATGGCCAAGGTATTTGACGAGCATCAATTCGCTCCAAAAATTCCTATCCAAAATACCATTGAACAGACAAACAGAGTTATCCAAAGCGCTGTCAGTGACAAGAAAACTATCAGCGATACGCTGCGGGAGATGGGCAAGCTGACAAGCCAGGTTACCGGAGCGCCCAGCACGTTAATAGATAGCTTTACAACAACGCTGCAGTATCTGGAAAGCGGCTTCGATGAAAGCGTTGCGGATTATCTGCGCGCCTTGATTTTTGATAAAAAGCTGAAGAAAAATCAAAAATAGTCATTTTGTACTTTACAAAACGGCCTGAAAGCCGTGGTAAAATATTATTGTCAATAAGTATGCAAAAAGCCCTGGCTGATGCCGGGGCTTTTGCGTTATGGAAAGGAGCAGAACATGACAGTACAGAAAGACGTTACTAAAAACATATATGTTGGTAACGGCTCAACGAGGACATTTCCGTTTACCTTTGAGTGTCCTGCAGAGCATCCGGAATATATTAAGGTATATCTGATGCAGGATGATGGCACGGCGCTTGCCACAAGCGATTATCAGCTGGACATGGATGCAAGGCAGATAACATATCCTAGTATCGGAGCAGCTTTGCCGGAAGGCAAGAAGCTGGTTATCATGCGCGAGCTGCCGCTGCAACAGATGATGAATCTTGTCAACAACGGGCCGTACTTCGCGGAAGATGTGGAGCTGGCGTTTGATGAAAACGTAATGGCTATGCAGCAGATAGCCGAGAAGCTTAACCGCAGTATTATCATGAGTGTGGATATAGATGGTGATGCTTTTGTCAATGAAGTGCCGTTCGAGGCCGGCAAATCTTTCCGCATAGCCGACGATGGGAAGAGTATTGTACTGACGGAGGACCCGGCAAGAGTGCTGCCATTAGTTCAAGAGGCTTATGCGCAGGCTCAGGCACAAGCGCAGAGTGCATATGCGAGTGCAGTTGCAGCGGCGAAGAGTGAAGATAGTGCTGCTTCATCAGCAAGCGAAGCCGATAACAGTGCGCAGTCTGCGAGCGTGTCTGCTGCAAGTGCTGTGGAAAGCGCAAGGTTAGCAGAGGGTTACAAAACAGCAGCAGAAACTGCTAAGAGCAATGCGTCCCTTTATGCTGCCAACGCTAAGACCTCTGCTGATAATGCAACTGCTAGTAAAGAAGCGGCTCAATCTGCTGCTACTACTGCTAGTAACTTTGCGTCTGCTGCAAGAAACAGCGCAGGTGAAGCAAAGACCTACAAGGACAATGCAAAAACCTACATGGACAATGCTAAGAATTATAGTGAGAACGTTAATGTGTTTATTCCTAGTGTATCTGCTGCTGGTGTATTGAGCTGGACTAATAAAGCAGGCTTGGTGAATCCTGCGAGCGTGAATATCAAAGGTGTAAAAGGTGACAAAGGCGATAAAGGTGATACCGGTGCACAAGGCTTACAAGGTGATAAAGGTGACAAAGGCGATAAAGGTGATACCGGTGCACAAGGCTTAAAAGGTGATAAAGGTGACACTGGTGCCGCTGGTGCTCCCGGTGCTGCTGCTTCTATCCGTATTGGTAATGTTGTAACTGGCGCACCCGGTACTGACGTAGTTGTTACCAATAGCGGTACTTCATCTGCTGCTATCTTGAACTTCCAAATTCCTAGGGGTACTCCCGGTGCTGACGGCGGTGTTACTGTTGATGAAGAACTATCAAGTACAAGCACTAACCCTGTCCAAAATAAAGCTATCTATAATGCACTGCTGAATAAAGTCGGGACTGATATTTTTTCTGGTTTTGCCTTAATGGGTGCAACAGCTCCAATAAGGTGGAGGCAAGGTTCGCAGGTTGTAGGTTCACTTACTGCGAGTAATTATACAGGAACTGCATTACGTGCAACACAGGACAGTGATGGTAATATAATTAATACTACCTATGCAAAGAAATCTGATATAAGTGGCATGGTTAAAAGTGTAAATAATATTAAACCAGACAGCAATGGTAATGTATCTATTACTGTATCTGGTGGTGGCGCTAATGTTACTGTTGATACTGCGTTATCTGCAACCTCTACGAACCCTGTACAGAACAGGGTTATCAAAGAAGCCTTAGATGGTAAATTGAGTAAAACTGAAATAGCAGCAGCAGCTCTCAAAGATAGTGATGGTAACATTATCTCCACAACCTACGCTAAGAAAACCGATATTAGTGGTGTTGTTAAGAGTGTTAATGGTACAAAGCCCGACGCTAGTGGTAACGTAACTGTTGCTGTTAGCGGTGGTGGTGGCGTTAGCACGTCTGTGGCTAATAATTGGACGGCACAGCAAACCTTCCAACGCTTAAAATTCAATTTTGAAAGTTTTACCACATCACGCATCAGCAGCACATACGATAGCCCTAGCACGTCTGTAGCAACCTACAATGTAACAGGTGCGCTTACGCTGGATATGTCCACGTTGGCGGGAATGATAAGCAATGGTGATACGTCAATATTTACTGCCTACATTGTGTCTAATGGCTCTTACGCATTGAGCATTACTAATGCAGGCACTCTTAAATATGCAGGTAGTGCTGCGGATTTAGCGATAACAGCCAGCGGTCTACTTTTAAATGTCTTTTTAACAAAGAACAGTAGTGGCGTTATGACCAGCATTGCGCAGGCAACAAAATTATCGTGAGGTGCTTAAATGGGATTGAATAGATTAATGATGGGTAAAAAACCTTCATCTAGTGGCGGTGGCACTACAGGAGATAATGCATTTGTGATGACAATGGGACAAGCAAGTTCACAATATGGCTACAGCCGTTTTAATAAGGCTACTTATGGTGAAGTCGAAGGTAATGTGAAACACGATGGCAAGGCTGTTACTCTTGTTATGTTAAGTTATAGTAGTGGTTGGCTTGACTTCATATTTAAGGTTGAGGGTGTCACTTTTGTTGAATACAATGTCACTGTTAAAGTGACATCGGTGGAATCAAATACGGTTGTGACTATTGAGTTTCCAAATATGCAGTATAAGAGCTATATTCCCGGCTTTTATGACTATACAAATAATTTACCTTCGGGAGTTGCTACTATGTTTAATGGTAAAAACGTAGGCAAAAAGTACAGAGTCGAAATAATCTTTAATTAAGGTGGTGATTTGATGAATACAACCTATACATATAAAGAACAGGTCTACCCTAGCTTATACGAGCTATCCGAGGCGTTAGGCAAAGACGGCATTTTCATTCCGCTGTCTATAAGTGATGAAGCCTTGGCAGAATTAGGCGTAACTGTTATGTATGAAGAAGAGCCGATTGAAAATATCCGCGCTCGCAAAATCTTGGAGTTGAAGCGTCAGCGTGATACTGCAGAGGTAGAGCCTATTGCTTATAATGGGCACCTCTATGATTACGATGAGAAAGCTCGTGACCGCATCAGCGCAGCAATTATTGCGTTGGAACTGCAAGGCGAGGGAGCTACAATAGAGTGGACCACGGCAGATAATGCCGATACGCCAGTAACTGCTAACGATTTAAAGATGATTATTGCTGCCGTGGCGGTGCGCTCAAACAAACTGCATACTGCTTACCGTGTATCGAAAGAAAAAGTTGAGGCAGCAACTACGGCAGCAGATGTAGAAACTGTGATATTTAAAGTTTAATTATAGGGGGTAGCAGATGATAGAACACTCTTTAGATGCGGCGTTGAGTTCCGTGATCAACGTTGTATCTGGTGGCGTAATTACGTTGCTAATCACGATGTATCGCGCTAAGAAAAAAGAAAACGATGCTTTAAAAGCTGGCGTACAAGCTCTTCTTCGGGACCGTATTATTCAAGCGTACAATCATTATGTCTGTGAAAAAGGGTGGGTCCCGATTTATGCAAAAGAAAGCATAGATGCTTGTTATAAAAGTTATGAGGCTCTTGGCAATAATGGCGTGATTGATAATCTTATGCAGCAACTCAATGAGCTACAGAACTATCCGCCAAAAGATAAAAGAATGAGAGGTGAAGATAATGCGTAAGTTCTTGAACATGATAAAAAAAGACGATAACGCCTACAGTGTGGGCAGGGTATGCGCCGTTGTAAGCTTTATCGTTTGGTGCGGTATATCGATTTGGCTGGCAGCGTTCGCCAGAACCTGGGGTAACTACGAGGCCTTCACGCTTGGCATGGTGGCGCTGCTGTTGGTACAACTTGGTAACAAGGCCATTGAAACAAGAATGTTTAAGGTGACAAAGGAGGAACAAAGACAATGCGTAAGGTAATAGCGGAAGCTAACGATATCAGCTTCGGGGCGGCCATTCTGCTTGTAAAAGATGGCTACAAAATCCAAAGAAAAGGCTGGAACGGCAAGGAGCAATATGTAGAGCTGGCAACATGTTTGAGTTACAAGAATGCTGCTGGCGAGATTATTAATGTAGAGCACCAGGATATTGGCAACCAGGCACTGGCGTTCGTTGGAATAAGAGGTGTACAAATTGGCTGGCTTGCTAGTCAGTCCGATATGTTGGCAAATGATTGGAGGGCGTTTAGATGATTATTACTGGTATGGCACATTTTGAATCCGTATGCAAAAACAAATTAGTAGAATGGTACAACCATGATAGCAAAGAGCATATTACGCTTGAGAATGTGTTTGTGGTTTGGGCGTGCAAAACGCTGCAGAACTACAAGGCACTGCTGTCGACTACTATCAGCGGCGATGGCATTTACGCTGAATATACCTACAACGGCGATAAACAAGAAATGTACGAAGACGTATACAAGAAGGCGTCCAATCGCTGCATCAGAAAGGAAGATTAACCATGATTGGAGATTTATCTAAACGCTATGAGTCTAATGGTGATGCTGGCTGCATCAGCAATGGCTACGGCGACGCTGGAGGAAAATCCTACGGCATGTATCAGCTGTCTAGCAACATGGGAGTTGTTGATGACTACATCAGATGGCTGCGTAGAAATGGCTATTGGTTTGCAGAGAATTTAGCAGAGCATCCAGTTGGTAGTCTTGCTTTTGATGAGGCATGGCGCTGGCTTGCCTATAGTAACAACAAAGCCGACTTTGAAAAAAGTCAGCATGACTATATCTGCGATGCCTATTATAAGCCGGCTGTAGCTGCTCTCAAGTGTAACAACTATAATATTGAAAAGCATCATGAGGTTATGAAAGATGTTGTTTGGAGCCGCGCTGTACAATATGGCGCTGGCAACATTGGAGAGATGTTCGCAGAAGCCTGCGAGCAGCTGGGATATCCTAACCTCAGCTATGTTGATGACAGCAGCTTTGATGCTGATATGATCAAGGCAATCTACCTGAAAGTTTGCAGCACTCCGGCATGGACCAACGGCAGCCCTGCTTTAAGACAAGGGTTGTACAGCCGTTTTGAAAGAGAGTGCGCAGAAGCACTGGAAAGAATTTAAAGCTCATGCTTTAAATATAGTCACCGTGCAAGAGGCTTTAGTTATTCCCTCTCCTATACGCGTAGCATTTTCTGGTAATTTTTGCGTAACAGCCGGTGACACAGTTTATAATGATAGGGGGTGGTATGATGGAAGAGCTGCAAGCATTTGTAACCGACAAGAAGTTTTTAGCCGGCCTTATCATAGGTTTTACGCTTGGTGCATTGCATCATTACTTCGGACTTTAATTTAGTTATATCCTGAATATCCAATACTACGAGAGACGTAATTTAATACGTGTTTTGCAAAAAAATCACCTACAAACTGTTTCGAAATGGTTATAGGTGATTTTTGCTATGAGGTTAAGATGAGACATGAAAAAAATTGGAATACAAAAATCATCCTTGCTTTTGCCGCTGGGTTGCTTATTGCTGGTGGTATCTATGTCACTAACCGTGCAGGCTGGCTCACCACAGAAAACGGACGAAGTAACGGAGTACGTGATGACGGAGTATCAGTACAGCAAGTTAAAGAGCAATTTGGCAGAGCTGAAAAAAATCAACATTCAATCACAGACGGCGTTACAGCAGTCGAGGGAAGAGTTGAGAGCATCCAACAGCAAACTGCTGACGTTGCAGAATCAACTGAAAGAGCTGAACAACGTCTGTCTGACGCTGAAAGTCAAAACGAAAGAGCAGGAGAGCTTATTGCAGAATGCGAATCAATCCTTGGCTCAGTTAGAAAAAGAGTTCAACCTAAAGCGAAAACAAATTAAAAGACAGCGTAATATAGCTTACGTTATTGCTGGGTGTGCATTGTATGTAGCGATAAAAAATTAACAAGGGAAACAGAAAAGGCAGGAGCGAATCCTGCCTTTTAGTATAGTAATTAAGCTGCCAAATTTATAGCAATAGTAAAAGTATATACGCTCATACCGTCACGGTTCCGCGGCACCAACATAAATTATGTTGGAACAATATATAGAATGAAAATGCTGATTGAACTTGCGGAAGTCAATCAGTTTTTTTGTGTTTAAAAATTTAAATGCTCATTGTATAATGATAATCTGTTTAAAGTTTTTCGTGCCAACAAAAAAAGCAGCTATTACACATGCAAGGATGACGTATAATAAGTTGCGCAAATTCAATTCAAAAAGATAGACATAGAGACTACCTTTGCTTACAATTAAGTTACCACACAAAACATGAAAGAAGGTAGAA